AAAGATTTAAGATTATTGATAGGTCTTCTAACATTTATAGTGATTGTTTCAATATGGACAGACACCAAAGCAGATCCATACTATGACCCGGCACAATTAGTTCTTCGTCAAGTACCAATTTATTGTGGAGAAACAGGTCAAATGTTTGAAACATCTTTAAATTTGTTTATGGAAGTACCAATTGCTGGTGCTGATGTACGAACATCAGCTACACCAGAAAGTGAAGTATTAGGTATTATAACAATTTCTTATAATTTTATACGGAACTCTGGCACTATATTAATGACGGTCCCGGAGACCGGTGAGACATGCGTTTTGGCATACGGTCAAAACTGGCAATTTTTCCCAGATTATCCACAACAAACACAAGGAAACAATGAAACAAAATAAGGAGAAAATATGATAGAAGTAATTGAAGTAATGATACCAGTTTTTATTCTGGTACTATGTGCATATGGTATTGGATACTTATCAGGTTCAGAAGCCACAAGAGAAATTTATAATCCAGTTGTAAGGAAAAATAATGAAACAAAGTGAAGAATTTTACCGTCTATTGGAAGAAATGAAACGAGTACACAATATCAAACGGCATGATTATGCTAGTAAAGAGGACATCTTTCAAAACTTTAGAACAAGTGAATTAGGTGGCATACCGGCATGGCAAAGTGTTGCGATAAGAATTGGTGATAAGTTTAGTAGGTTAATGTCTTTTGTTAAACAAGGCGAACTCAAAGTACAAGACGAAACAATTGGTGATACATTGATTGACATGGCTAACTATGCATTGATATGTCATATATTATTCTATGAACAAAGACACAAAACGAGAAATGCTGATGCTGATGAATTAACAGAGCGTCTATTGGAGAAAAACAGAAATGACACCTAAACAATTCGCTCTTGTTATAGAAAAACGAGCCTCTACAAAAAAGATATCACACATGGATGCTGTACTGAACTATTGTGAAGAAAAACAAATAGAACCAGACCAAGTTACCCATTTGATAAACAGAAACCTGAAAGAAAAGATAAAGTCTAATGCACAGGACTTACATTTTCTTCCAAAAACGGCAACATTGCCAGGAGTATAATTATGGAACCAGCGACAATAACACTAATAATATTTGGTACACTATGGATTGTAGGCGTATTAAGTAACTAACTATGAAAGAGGGATATGAGGCATACAAGAAATACCTTGCTATTAAGTTACATTTTACTAAAGATGAATTTGATTTTTTCAGGTACGGGGGAACTACTAAGGCGAAATATGAAACCTTCACACAGAGAAATGATAGATATTTTTTTGTCAAGGCAGCCAGAAAATACGGTGACGAAATTATTGATTATTTTGTCAGTAACTATATAAGCAATAAGACACCATACATTAAAGATATGAATGAGGATTCTTATCTACAATGGCGTAAGAGAATAGATGGTTTAACATATTACTTTAAGATTGATATGGAAAAACTGTTGAAGAAAACTGAGGGCAACTTTGATAAGTTATTTAAGTGTTATAGAAGACAACACCCACCTATACTAAAAATGTATATGGCAAAAAAGATAACACTTGAAACAATGTGCATATTGGAAACTCTATTGAACTATAGTAAAACACTAGATAAGAATATAGAAGAAACATATGTATGGCCTACAGTAAAACAAAAGATTTTAAAGTATAAACCTTTTGTGCAATTTAACAAAGACAGAATGAAACTTGAATTGAGAAAAATGTTATGAGAGTAAATTTTACATTAAAAGAACGTGATTATATAATAAGTGAGGATTTTCCTTGGTATCTAGGCATACACACAAGCGACCCTAAACACATTACAACGATACAGTTACCCAACACCAAAGAGGTGCCTATGTTGACACATCAGATATATAATCGTGGTGAGGAAACATCTACCATGGCACCTAGTATATTAGAACAATTAAAAGAGGTGACAAACTATAAAAAAATTTTAAGAGTAAAATTAAATCTACTCTTACAACAAGAACGAAAAACAATTCATCCGCCACATGTAGATTGGGATATACCACATAAAGTATTTTTACATTATATCGTTGGTGATGGCTGTACAATATTATACAAACAAAAGTGGCAAGGATTTCCAACAACAGACTTGACAAAAGATATGGAGATACACCCTATAGAGAATACTGGTATATTCTTTGACGGAGAAACTTTTCATACAAGTACAAGTCCTATAAAAGAACCAAGACGAATAGTATTAAACGTAGATTATGAGTGATATAAGAGTTGAATTTAGCAATACAGAGATAGTCAGTTTTACTGCTTGTCCTATTTTTCATTCAGGAACAAACTTTAGATTAACTGATGATGAACTACACATACTTACAAATGAGACTGGTGGCACACGGTTAAGCGATGGTCCTGCACGTCAGGACGTAGAGATAAGTGAAAATCATACTGTATTGAACACGCCGGGACTTGAAAGAGTACAACGTTTTATGTTACAGACAGGACAACATTTTGTAAAGAATACACTAGAAATTGATAATGAGTTTTATTTAACACAAACATGGTTTACACGAAATGATAAGGATAGCACACATCATCCTCACACCCACCCAAACAGTATATTAGCCATGGTTTATTATCCTCAATGTGAAAGTGGTGACATAGTGTTATCTGTAGAAAAGAATAATATGTTTCCGCATTTTGATTTTAATTGGAAAATAAACAGATATAATAATTTCAATGCCAAATCATGGACATTTAAAGTACAAACCGGTGATGTCATCATGTTTCCAGGATATGTAACACATCTAACAACACCAAATGAAAGTGACACACCACGTTATGCTTTAGGTGCAAACTTCTTTACGAGAGGCACATTTGGTACATATGAGAACACAGATTTATTGGAGTTAAAATGAGTAATTTGTTTGTATTAGGTAATGGTGAAAGCCGTAAGAAAATACCTATTGATATGTTAAAGTATTCTGGTAAAGTATGGGGTTGTAATGCAATCTATAGAGAACATACACTAGACGGCTTGATTGCTGTTGACCCTATGTTAGAACATGAAATATATCGTAGTGGTTATGCACATGAAAATCCTACTTACTTTAGAAGTTGGGATACAATGCCTGTTGAACATTACGACATGATGATAGAAGCACAAACAAGTAACATGAAAAGTCCTGAGATAAGAGAATGGAAATATAATCCAGACGGACACTATTTAAGTTTTGTTATACATGGTCAATCTACCGTCAATAAAGATAGAGACAGTACAAGATGGAAAGGTGATGGCTTTGAAAACGTTTATGTATCTTGGTTATACGGCAAAGATAAAATAGAACTATTACGAGACGTAATGAACGATTACTATGCTGGTGGCTGGGAAGGTGAACCTACAGGCCCGGAAGACCCAGGCTGGTCATCTGGCGCCACAGCGATGTACATTGCTTGTAAAAAAGAAAAACCAGAGACTTGTTATCTATTAGGTATGGACATGTACAGCACATCAGACTTCATCAATAATCTATACAAGAACTCTTATGGTTATTTACAAGACAAAGAAAGTGCCGTCACACCACAGAATTGGGTTATACAAATGGGGCGTGTTATGGTAAGATTTAAAGATATACAGTTTATTAAAGTGAATCCTGAAGGTAATAGTCAGGTTTCCCAAAGAATGCCTCAATGGGATAGTCTTCCTAATGTATCATATATGCATTTAGAAGAATTTCAAAAAAACTTTAATTTAAGGCTTGACTTATAGCGCATTATGTGTTATAATATAGATATAATAGCAAAAAGAACTAATTACTCTTTTTGACTAGTGCAAGGAAGAGAGTTTCACCAGAGGCTCGAACTTGACTTCTCAGGGGTGGTACCCAGGTCAGTTGTGGAAAACACAAAGGGCAATATCTCAAATACCAAGAGGGAGAAGGTTTAGCTTATTTAGGATGGAATCCGGTTAAGTTATTGTGGGTAATTCCATAGTCCCACCTAGTTACTATTATAAATAGGAGTGTACGATTAAACAGTACAATACAAATACAACGAATACAAGGAGAAAATATGTCATTCGCAAATCTAAAACGAAGTCGTGGTAACTTCGACAAACTAACCAAAGAGTTAGAAAAAGTACAAGCACCAACTCAGCAAAACAATTCATCAGGAGACGATAGATTCTGGAAACCAGAACTAGATAAGTCCGGTAACGGCTATGCTGTTATACGTTTTTTGCCTGCTGTAGAAGGTGAAGAACTGCCATGGGCAAGAGTATGGTCACATGCTTTTCAGGGACCAGGTGGTTGGTACATTGAAAACTCTTTAACAACTTTAGGACAAAAAGATCCAGTTAGTGAAGAAAATACTAAATTATGGAACACAGGCTCAGACGCTGACAAAGAGATAGCTAGAAAACGTAAGAGAAAGTTATCTTACTTCACTAATATTCTTGTAGTGAGTGACCCTAAGCATCCTGAACATGAAGGTAAGGTATTTCTATACAAGTTTGGTAAGAAAATTTTTGATAAACTTACTGAAGCAATGAAACCTGAATTTGAAGACGAGAAAGCAATCAACCCATTTGACTTTTGGGAAGGTGCTAACTTCAAGTTAAAAATTAGAAAAGTAGATGGTTATTGGAACTATGACAAATCTGAATTTGAAACAATCTCTAAACTAAAAGAGAATGATGAAGATATAGAGGCGATATGGAAAATGCAAAAACCATTAGTAGAGTTTTCAGCACCAAGTAATTTCAAATCTTATGATGAACTAAAAGCGAAATTTGAAAAAACTGTATATGGTACTGGAAAAACTGAGACAGCAGACCAAATTGATATCCCACCTGTAAGTGCTGCTGTTGAGGAAGTAAGTGAACAAGTAAAAGAAACTGTGCCGTCAGCGCCAATTGCTACTCCCCCTAGTAATGATGACGAAGACGATACAATGAACTACTTTAGCAAGTTAGTTAACGATTAAACTAATCTCTCCTGCTAGACACTTACAAATGAGGGCGCTCTCGTAGCGCCCTTATATATACTATTATGATTGACAAATACATAGCACATGATTTATTCCCAACACCGGTCTATCAAAATAATATACCGGTCACATTACTGAATGAGTTAAAACAAGAAGAATATAGGGAAATTATACCAGATAGAAATGGGTACTATACCAAGAACGTTTACATACTGGACAAATACACAGAATTAAAAAAAACAATAGAACAACATATACATTGTTATGTGACTAAACACATGATGATAAAAGATATCTACACATGGCCCATACTCAACAGTTGGGTCAATAGACATGTTAAGGGTGACTTCGCTCATAAACATTTTCATTGTCATTCATTGATAAGTGGCATATACTATCTCAAAGCACCAACAGACGGTGGCATGCCCATGTTTCACAAGCCAGATGGCTGGAGTAATTTACTAGGCACTATATTTAATTTTGAACTAAGTGGCGACAACGGTGTAAATAAACTTATCTATAAAATAAATGTCAAAGATGGTGACTTGATATTGTTTCCGTCACATCTATTTCATAGTGTAGAAGAAAGTAAAACAGACGAAGAAAGATATTCACTTGCATTTAATGTGTGGGTAGGAGGACAATTTGGTAGTAGTGATATAGGTCAATTGTCTGTATAAATAGTCCATTACTATGGATTTATTTTTTACAATTTTAGTTGATTTTGGATTGCCAGTTGCAGCTGCAATGGTGATGGGGGTATTCATATACATTATTTTAAAGTATATACTATCCGGTGTTGTAGGTCAAGTACAAACAATTACTATGTTAATCTCCGCTTTAGACAACAGAATTAAAACAATGAACCACGATATGGTAAAACTTGATATATTAATAAGTAGCGCTTTGAACTTACGACCTGACCTTGATAGAATATCCAGAGCAGATGGTAAAGAAGACGCCAGAAAAGACTAATGGATATTGTAGAGATATTAAACCAATATGGTTTTGCCACAGTAGCAGCAATTGCTATGGGGTATTTCATCTATTTTATTTACAATTATATCACCGGTAATATCATAGAAAAATTAGACAAAGCACAAATCACTACTATAGCATTAATTGATAGAATTAGAATGCTAGATAATGACTTAATAAGATTACGGTCAAAACTGAATACCGTACTAGAAATGAGGGAAAATGAACAAAGAGACGGCACAAAAAAGTCTGGAAATGCAGAAAAACTACTTGAAGGTGATGAAAAGTAACGGTATAATAGTTGGCGCAGTAATACTATTAACTTTTACTACCGTTGCAATATTAGACTACCTCCTATTATAAATATAAGCATGAACAAGGCACTTTTAAAAGTGCTAGGGGGCAGTCTTATATTATGTACTTTGAGTTTACCTAGTACATCAAGCGAATTATCACACAGTTTTAAAAACCCATCTTTTTCAGGGAATGGGTATAGCACACATGTTCTCTCCTTAGAACAATTACGTTACAGTAGAGAGAAGAATATTACTGATGACGCTAAGTCAGCGGCAGCTGCAGCTGAACGTGACGCCAACAATACCACAATCAACAAATTTATAAAGAACGTTGAGAGTAGGATATATGCCAATCTATCAAAACAATTAGTTGATAATATGTTTGGTGAATCCTGTTCAGGTGAATGTCCAACAAGCGGCACAGCAGACGTTGAAGGCTCAACTATCTATTGGGTCAAAGATGCAACAACAGGAACAATCACATTAACAATTACATCACCAGATGGCTCAGTAACAACTATGTCCGTGCCAGTTGGCGATTTTGTATTTTAAGATGAGTATAACTTTTCCACAGGTAGCTGCGGTGTTAGCGGTCTTATGTTTTGCTTCTGGTTGTGCCAGTACAAAGTCTGAGGATGTATTCTATGGTGAGACACCATACACATTAGAAACAGATACAATTAAAAGATTACATAATATACCAGAACTTGGACAAGCACAAATTACAATCGCTGTGTATAACTTTCCTGATAGAACAGGACAGAGAAAACCAAATGAAAGATTTAGTCAGTTATCTACGGCTGTAACACAAGGACCTGAGGCATGGGTCATCAATGGTCTTAAAGCAGTTGGTGGTAATGACCCTTGGTTTGTAGTATTAGAAAGACAAGGTTTAGATTCATTAATAAAAGAAAGACAATTGATAAGAAGTACAAGAGAACTATATGATGGAGAGAGTGATACAAAGAACGTTTTAAAACCTCTAAAGTTTGCAGGACTTTTAGTAGAGGGTGGGATTGTAGGATATGATACTAACATTACATCTGGTGGTGTTGGTGCAAGATATTTTGGTATTGGCATTAGTGAACAATACCGTACAGACCAAGTAACAGTTTCGCTAAGATTAGTTGCAGTACAAACAGGAGAAATCCTGATGACAGTATCAGCAACAAAAACTATAGCGAGTTATTCCAGTGGTGGAGATGTATTCAGGTTCTTAGATATGAGTACAAAAGCCATGGAATTAGAAACTGGTGTCGCAACAAACGAGCCAGTCAACTACGCCATAAGAACTACAATAGAACATGCTATCTTTAATATGATACATGAAGGTATTGCAAAGGAATTATGGTCATTTAAAATAGAGGAGTAAAGTAATGTACGCTAAAATAATCGCAATAATGATTTTGTTTGCCCTACCGGTAAGTGCAAATGATATTTATGTGACACAATCAGGTGCTACGCTTGACCTCGACATTACCCAAGACGGACAAAACAATACTGTTGGTAATTCAACTACATCTTCAAGTGTAATAGGGGCCACTACTACAATTGATATAGACCAAGTTGGTGACAGTAACGTTTTAAAGTTTGACGTAAACGGTGCAACTTTTACAGGAACATTTAACGTCACAGGAAACTCAAACGATATAGATTTCAATTGTGATAGCGCAGGGACAGTTTCTTCATGTGCTACAGCAACCGCCTCAATAGTATGGGTAGGTTCATCAAATGATTTAGATATTGATATTGGAGAATCCGCTGACGCTTCAAATGCAACTGTAAGTATAACTGGTGCCTCAGGAAGTGACAGTAACGTTGTTGCTGCTACTATTGATGGTACTTCCGCTATACTAACGTTATCCGTAAACGGTGACACAAATAATTATTTAATTGACATAAATGGTAATGGAGATGTAAACGGACACACTTTAGTTCACAGTCACACTGGTTCAATCGCAGACGTAGATATCACACAAAGTGGTGTTTATGATAACATAATAAACTTGACAACTGTTGGTGACAACCATGATATTGACATATCACAAACTGACTAAGTGGACACAAATAATATTAATATTATTCTATGCTAGCGCTCTAAGTGCTAGCATAGGTAACGTAGACCAACTAGAGGGTAACGGTGTCGTAGAGAGAAACAAAGAAGACACCACACTAGAAAAAGAACTTTCAATAGAACAATTTGATACAGTAAAGACCGGCAACGGCAAAGTAGGTATATTGTTTATTGACGATACAAGAGTTGATGTAACTCAACACAGCAAACTTATCATAGATGAATTTGTATATGACCCAAACACCAAAAAGGGAAAGTTATCTCTATCTGCTAAATTAGGGACTGTACGATATGCTTCTGGTCAAATTGCCAAGACTTCACGGCAAGATGTACAGATAACAACACCTACGGCAACAATAGGTGTCCGTGGTACAGATTTTTCTATGACAATAGATGAACTTGGTGGCAGTACAATCATATTATTACCAAGTTGTGACGTAAGTGGTAATTGTTTTGTAGGTGAGATAAGTGTAGAAAGTGCCGCTGGTCAAGTAATACTTAACCAAGCCTTTCAAGCAACACAAGTAAATACACCAGCCAATCCTCCATCACCACCTGTAAGATTAGATTTAGAATTAGACATGATAAACAACATGTTGATTGTTGCCAAACCAGCAGAGTTAAAAGAAGAAAACTATGAAGCAAAACTCAAAGCCGTAGCAGACGCATTAGACATAGACTTTTTACAATTTGATGATTTAGAAGTTGATTACTTAGAAGAAGAAGAAGATTTATATATTACAGGCCTTGATATAGATTTTTTAGAACAAAACTTTTTAGTAGATATTCTAGCACAAATAAACAAAGAACTGGCATTACAAATGCAAAATGAGTTTGATAAGAGAAAAGGTGTAGATGGTATATACCTAGGTAAGAATCCAGAGACCGGTGTGATTATACTAGATGAAGACCCACAATGGTTATGGGCACGAGAGGATGCTGGCGGACAATATATTGAACTAAGACTAGATAAACAATATGGATATTATATAAATATAATACAAGGAGAGTTTGAAATGTATGATTTTGAACTTGGTGGACAGGATAACGAGATAACAATAATACAAATACAATGAAGTCATTTAAAGAATTTACAGAGGCACCTAGAATACCTAGAAAGAAGGGACAGCCTGCTGGTAGTAAGAAACATAGTGACTTATACACAGATGAAAACCCAAAAGGTACAATACACGGTCTCAAATTTGCAACAGTAAAAGATGCTAATGCTAGTGTAAAGAAAATAGAGGGTTCTGGTAAATCACACGCACACAAAATACAAGCTGCTGTGGCAATGGAGCAGCGAGCAAAAGAAATGGGTAAAACCGCAGAAGCGGCAGTATATCGTAGATATATTGAAAAGATGAAAAAGATTACAAAGAAGAAAAATGAAAAAAAAGAATCCTATAGCACAGACGTTGAGAACACCCAAGTACAAAATGAGAGTGGTGAAGAGCAAAAAGACGTACAGCAGAAAGAAACAATTATCTCTAAAACAGTTAGGAGTAACTAAATAGTAGTATGTTAAAGTGGATAGTAGCAATAGTTCTAATATACTGTTTATTCTCATGTAATAATAATGATATACTGGCTAACGATTTAGACTTAACAATAGATAATGATACAACTGGTGGTGATTTAGACATAGTACAAGACGGTGAAAACAATGATATTGACTTTGATATAATCAGTATGGATGGATTCATCATATCGTTAAATCAAATAGGTGATAGTAATGCAATCAATGTAGATGTAGATGGTAGAACAAGTAATGGTTCATCTGTTTATATTAATCAGACCGGTAATAACAAGTCATACTCTAATACTTTGTGGTGTGGTCATACTTTCTGTACGCTGACCGTAAATCAAAACTAAACTAAATAGCTTATATGAGATATTTGACCCATTGGTCAACAGCATTTATTACCGTCATATTATTGACATATATTGGGTTACAAGACCCAGGCTTTAAAGAGTTGTTGAGACTTAAATCATTTGACTTTGTATTACAACAAGAAGAAGTCACACCCTCATCAGATATTACAATCATTACAATAGACGAAGCTGCAATAGAGAAGTACGGACAATGGCCTTGGCCAAGAGATACTTTAGCGCAAATCATTTATGACTTACGAAACGCACAGACTGGCATTATTGTTATGCCTATATTGTTTAGTGAGCCAGATAGATTTGGTGGTGATGAGGAGTTTTGTAATGCATTAGGATACGGCACCGTCATTGCTCAAGTAGGGACTACACAAAAAAATACAAGTAATGCAGTACCACGTGGTGTTGCAAAGATAGGGAATCCACTAGACTTTTTATATGAGTGGCCGGGTATGGTTGGTCCAGAATTGTTTTTAAGTAATTGTGCAAACGGTGTTGGTGTTATCAATACAGCGCCAGAGATAGACGGTGTTGTAAGACGAGTACCACTACTGATGAAGATTGATGAGAATATTTATCCCAACATGGCGATAGAAACAATTAGAGTTGCAGTTGGTGATCCGTCTTATCAAGTTAAAGCAGACCAAAGTGGTGTAATCGCAATGAGAGTACCGGCATATGCTACAATCAATACTGATAGTAATGCGAGAATATGGGTACGTTGGAACAAAAAATTTAACACGATATCAGCAGCGAGTGATGATTTCTCCGCAGCCGCTGGTACAACAGTTATTCTAGCCATGACGGCAGAAGGACTAGGTGGCGTGATTGCAACGCCAATTGGCGAACAGTACGATTATGTGATAAGTGCAAACACATTACAAACAATACTTGATGGTGAGACAATACAACGTTGGGACTTTCTATATGAAATAGCTGTTGCATTTCTCCTAGGATGTGTTATAGTATTGCTGTGTAGATTTAGTCCATACTGGCTTATTGCTGTGGCATTGATTGGTTTATACATTGGCGTTGGTAATACTTTCACAATGCTCTATGAGAGCAGTCTATTATTACTAGACATTACTTGGATTTTGCTGACGGCTACTATAGTAGCATTCCACAGCACATTTTTACGTTTCATCTTAGAGTTCCGTGCCAAACAGCAGATAAGAAAACAGTTTGAAAAGTATTTAGACCCACGCCAAGTGGCAATACTAGTAAAAGACCCTAGTAAGTTAAAACTAGGAGGAGAACGTAAGACTATGAGTTATCTATTCATGGACATTGTAGGCTTTACACCTATAAGTGAATACTATAAGAATAAAGATGACCCAGAGGGTTTAGTAGAATTAATAAACGAGTTTCTGAACGAGTGTAGTAACATCATAATGAACAACGGTGGTATGATTGATAAGTTTATGGGCGATTGTATTATGGGTATATTTGGTGCGCCGTTAGATATGGACAATCATGCTGAAATGGCTATCAAGTCATGTAAAGAAATAGAAGACAAAGTTAAAGAGTTAAAAGTCCTCTACAAAGAACGAGGACTACCAGATATCAATGTTGGCACCGGTGTGAATACTGGTACAGCTATTGTGGGTAACATGGGGTCAAAAACAAGACTTGACTATTCTGTAGTAGGTGACGCCGTGAACTTAGCAGCGAGACTAGAAGCAACTGCTGGACGACACGAACATATAGACAATAAGACTATATGGTCATCATATACACAGGAATTGTTACCAGATACATTTAAGACTAAGAGTATTGGGGAAATAAAAGTAAAAGGAAAGGAAGAACTGATACAGATATACACATTTCAATCATAGGAGAACAAATGACTTTAACTAGGAGCATGGGCACAATGCCTAATCAATTCAAAGGGAGAACTAAAATGAAAAATTTAAAAAAACAGACGAAGCAACAGACGAGAAAAAACTTATTGACCTTGATGAAAACACCTAGACTAAAAGTCGTAACTTAATTCACCCATTGTCAAATCAGGAGCAGTAGTAGATTTTTGTATAGAGAATGTGCTACTGCTTGTATTACTCACTAAATTTTGTCTATTATCACTTTGTAACACTACCGGTGCATTATTGTTAGCACTTGCTTCAGCGCTTCTATCTTGTTGCTGAGCCATCTCATAACCTAACGCTTCTCTTAACATAGATATATTTTGTGCTGCTGTTTCAAAATCAACCTCTGGACTTGCGAGACCTTGAAAGTCTATATCATTGAATAGACCAAATTTCTTTATTGTGCCACCCATAATGGCTGCCTCTATAACTGGCACACTCTCTGCTAAGTCACTAGCAAACTCTTTCATATTAATCTTTTTACCATCAAACTGTAATCCTGATATGGACATTAGTGA